GTGTAGTAGTTTGTGAATCCGAAGCGGTCTTGCTCGGTGTACAGGGTGATGCCTTTGAGTTCTGCATACCGCTTCATAGCTGCATCAGATAAGCCAAAGCCGCCATAACATTTATTGATTACGATTTTCATTCTGTTCCTCCAAGTTTATAAAGAGCCTCAGCCATAGAAACCAAATGGTCACGCTTCACCAGCTTGTCAAGCCAGCGCCGAGGAATGTTCTTGTATCCATACTTACGACCAGCTAGCATGCCAGTGACTGCACCAACAGTGTCAGCATCGTTACCCTTGTTCACTGCCATCACCAATGCAGCTTCGAAGCTATTTGTTTCATCAACACAGTGCCATGCCATGTTGTAAGCATGCATGATGGAGCCATGTCCATAGCTTTGACGCAAGTTGTAGTTGCGAAGGTAGTCAAACTCATCTAGCTTCTTACCACTGTGCAACTCAGCAACGAACCCAGTGATGTACTCAATGGTGTCGGAGTTACCGTGTGTCATTAGGGATACAGCCACACTCTGTGCAACACTCTGTGTCACGCTGTTGTGATTGGCTAGCACAATGGGTGCAATTCGCATGATGGATCCGTTACCGCTAGCATTGGGTGCTGTACTGCCACGGTAGGGATGTGTGGTTGTCATGTCAGCAACAGCTTCGCTAACAGTACGACCACAATCAAACACATAGTTACGTGTACCAAAGAAACCAGACTTACGCCACGTCATGAAGTTGAGAGCAATTTCATCAGGGGCAAATCGTTTCTTCACAATGTATGCATCAGCAATTGCAGCTGCCATAGCGCCATCGTCTGTCCATTCGCCAACGGCTGTGTCATGTACACCACCACCAACCATGTCAGTGATGGGTGTTTTGATTTCAGAGGGACGCATGAACTCGTTAGGTGCTCCAAGTGCATCACCAATAAACAGACCCATGAACATTCCAATTGCTTTATCTTGATGCATACATTCCTTATGTGTTGTAGGGGAAGGGGCAAAGCCCCTGCCTAGTTAAGCCGTAATTTCTTCAGCAATATTCCACAGCTTCTGGTTCACATCAACGTGTGTCTTGATCGAGTGAATGCTACGAGCCTTACGCATTGTGCCTTCGGGATGCACCTTGCTGATCGAACGAACGAAGGCATTGCCACGCAACACATTCTCTTGAATCTTATTGAACACAGTCCATGCATCCCATGTTGTGTCTTCAAGACGCTTAGCTTGCATCACATCCTTGACGGTCTGTGCCACAGCGTATGTGCCATTCTCTTCTTGACCCACGTAGTCTTTCCAGCGGGTAGCAACAGCGGCAATAGCCATGTCATGTACCTGTCCAGTGGTGAGAGACACAGAGCGAAGACGATCAATCTTACCCATCAATGTAGGCAAGCTTTCCACTGTGCCACGCAACATCTCTTCGAATGCCAACAGCGATTTGCTGTGGTAGATACGTGAAGAGAAGCCGTCACCAGCAACGATGCCATTGGAGCAGATGAAACGGAATGCACCAGCAAACAATTTCACTGAGCCGCTACCGTCATGGCTGTTGTAAAGAATAATTTCAGGACGGAACTCTTGCACTGCAGATGTAATCTCATCTGTCTTGGCAAATGCCATCATGTGTTGAGCATGCATTGGGTCTTTGCCACGGCGCTGAGCAGCTTGAACAGGGTGGTAGCCGTAGTCTGCCAACACTGGCAGCACATCGCTAGTGTGCAGAGATACATAACGATCAGTCAAACGCTCATGTTTGGTGGTGCTGAACACAGCTGGTGCAAGCTGGGCAATGCGCTCTGTTGTCAGGGCTGAGTCGTTGGAATTGCGAGAGAAGATGACGTGCTTAGACATGGTGTTTCCTTTGTGGATGGTGGTGAAAAACTGAGCCTACATTGTAAGGCAAATAAAAAGCTGGTGTCTATTAGGGGAAACCCTTAGCGACCAGCGAAGTGGTTGGACAACTTACGTTGCCCTTTGTTACGTTCCCACAAGAGACTAACCCTGCCCCAGTGTATGCCACTGAAGCAAGCACCAGTCACCTGTTCAAAGGGTCGGTGTTTGTGTTTCCGTAGACGGAAGATGTAGAACCTTCCGAGAAACATGAATCGTTTCTCAGTGTATCTCATGGACGTTTCTCCAAGGGTGTGACAATTGCATTGGCTCGGATGTGGACAACTTGGTTGTCTGCTGTCAGGCAGTAGCTATACATACCATCCAAGTGATCGAAGTAGAACACTTGGTCAAGCCATTCGATGTACGACTTAGGCTTCACAGAGTACAGCTCTGTGGGTTTGTGATGTATCCAATCGTTGATGTCGTGTTCGTTGATCATTGTGTTTGTCCGATTCTCGGTTAGCTTCAGCCACACCAGTGATGTAGCCCTGTTTGTACTCAAAGTATTCTACCGTAGCTTCGAAGAACTTGTCAAGGTAGGGCTGCTTTCGGTGACCGTGGGTAAAGCCCAGTGCATAGGCTAGGTTGTCTCTCATAGGGGTGCATCAGGTAGTTGTTGGCGTTGTTGTGCTTCGTAGTCACGGTATTGCTTCGGTGTCCACGGCACAGCAGGGAAGGGTGGGAAGGGGTAGGTGTCATACGTTGCCATATGATCGTGTCTCATCTGTTGCAATGGCTTCTCTCACCTCAAGTTCAACATCCAGCACAACAAACTCATGTGAGTATGCCTCAGCTATACCATCCACATCATCTGAGTAACCGAAGATGACGCAGTCAGGTACACCGAATCCGTCTGTCTCAGTGTCTTCGTCATAGTTTCCGAAGGAAATATACACCTGCTCAGTGCCTCCATCGGATAGCCATTTGATGATGCATGTTGCACCAATTACTTCGATTGTCATAGCCGTTCCCCTTCGCTCAAGTTACCCAAGGCAAACACTGTCATCTCATCTACCTTACGTTCGAAGGCAATGCGGGTATCTCTGATCAGATCACATACATCACCAGCATCGTAGCCTTCAGCCATCTGCCATACCACAATCTCGTCATCACCAGACAGCAGCATGTCGATGATGGTTTCATAAGAAAGATCAGGGTAGCTGCTGAGCCATTGATCCAGTGCAAATCGTTCGCTGTGTTTCATTGTGTGTACCTCCAGATACAGATGTCTAAGAACACCACCAGCAATGCCAGTAGCAGAGTTAAGTTGATGATGCGGTTCATGCATATTCTCCATGTTCATAACGTTCGTAAGATCTGATCTTCGAAGCCTTGTCGGTGTGCTTCTCAACATACTTGAGCCTTACACCCTGTGCATCCAATGTCTGGTGCAACAGATACAGGTCATTGTCTTCCTCAAGGTAGACGTTGTCACGTAGTTGGTAGCTGTAACGACTGATCTTGTCAGCGATACCGAGGTTGAGTAGCACCTGCTTCTTCACCTTAGCCCAAGCATGAGCAGGGTCTGAATAGACGGTGACGGTGAATGTTTTTTGTGTCATTGTTTTGCTCCGCAATCATCAAGGTAGTCGAGGTATGTGTCATTCAATCGGACACGAAGGTTGTGGAAGTTGGCATCAGTCAGTGCTTCGAAGAAGACTTTGACGATGGCATCACCATCCCAAGTGCATTGCCTTGCTACGTTTACGCCAAGGTCTTGAATTTCATCAGGTTTCATAGTTCGCCTCCCATCATGTAAGCATTTGTAAAGTCTGCAATCTCATCTTCGCTGAGCCACTTGCCGCTCAGTATGTGCTCAAGTGTCAGATGCTTCAAGCCGTAAGCATGCCGCAAATAAGCACATTCGAGAAAGAAATCGTTGTGTGTCTTCCTGTACAGATCCATGTTAGCTACGGACATAGACACTAGGACGTTGGTTGTTGACATGCATTGCCACTAAGTGACCATGCTTCACAGGGTAGTCACCGTTGACGGCAACGAAGCTGTCGTACACATAGGGGTTGTACTTGACAGGCAAGCCCAGCTGACGAATAAACCCTACAGTTTCACTGTCGTACTGAGTCTCATCCCAAGTGCCACAGACACCAGCATGTACATTCTTACGCTTCTCTCGGATGACACGCTGACGACCAGCCTCAGACACCTTCAAGGTGGCATTGAACAGCAGGACATTGTCACGGTGGGCAATCACCTTACCTTTCATATCACCCTCAAGGGCTTTGACGCTGAAGCACTTCTTGTGCAGGTTGAAATAGACGAACACTTTAGTGGGTTGCATGATGTTTCCTTTCAGGAAGTTAGACAAAATCGAAACTGTGTTCGTCACCCTCAGTGACAACTACGTTGATACCGTTGCATTCAAACGCTTGCTGAATGGCAGAGGCTTCACGGTATGAGCAACCAGCAACAAACAACGTACCGTTGAAGTATTCGGCTGATGCATATTTTGCACAGTCTTTGGCAACGTTCAGTGCATAGTTACCAAAGGTAATGTCATCCATTACATTCATCATGTCACCACCCCCTGTTAGCTGAGCAACCGTCAATTGTCATCTTAATGACACCGTTCTTTGCGGCAAACAACAGAGCCAGTGCCATTGTGTTGGACAGGCTACAGGTGTCACACTTGACCACTTGGTCAGCGATGAACACTTTGCATTTGTGGATATTACCTACGGTAAAGAGTGCATCAGGCACTTGGCGTTGATCAATCATTTGTGTTTCCTTTAGGAAGGTTGAGTGCATTGCTTTGCACAGATTCTAGGCAGTAACCTAGCTTGCTGATACTATGTATCACAGTCATTGTCAGTGTCGTAGTGCCAGCAATCTTAGCGAAAAGCTTCGCTTTATCACAGACAGGATAGATTGTTTCTCTACCGTAGACGTTGACGATTTTGACGTACACCGTTTCCATGTTGTTTCCTTACAGGAATGAAGCGACATTGCTTCTGTCAGAACTAAGTAATAATTCTCACAGAAACCCACTGTCTAACACCGACCCCAGTGCCACAGTGGAAATTGTCTCTCACACACATTATCAGCATGATGTGTCAGCATGCCCTGCACATTCACCCTGTACAGGTTGGGCTAGTCCACTTGGATGCATTCACACTGCATCCCGACACTAGGCATAGGTTTTTAAAGAACGAAGGACATAGTCCTTAAGAGGTGTAATAACGCTCTGCAAAGGGTACAAACTGTACCCTTCACGGAAGGCTATCAAGTAAGCTTTGCTTACACCACAAAACCAGTGGCATCAAGCTTCGCTTTACCCTTGGCATACAAGCCGACAATGACTCCGTCATCATCAAGGTGGCGAACATCTGAATTGTCTCCAGAGACAACTGGAATGCCACGGAATGTCATTGGAATGTCTTGTTCCTTACGGAACACCACTGCCATCCGCATTCCCTTGGCAACAGCAATATCAACATAAGGTTGATAAGCATCGACACCACTGTAGCTGAAAGTCAGATCGTAGTTGCTTGGCAACTCTTTGCGATTCGCATCCTTGGTGTAGTCGTAGAATTGAACCTCAGGAAATGCAGCAAATATGTTTACATATTCAGTGCCGTCAACATCGGTAAAACCTACGGTTTCCCAGCGAATGTCACTGGTTCCGTTCAATCGGATTAACAAAGTTAACCCTTTGTTTTTTGCTTTCACTTTCAGTGAGCGAATGTTTTTGGCAAGCTGTTGCATAAAAGAACTACGTTCTTCAAAGAACCACACTGTCTTGTTGATTCGACCCTGTGCCACTGATGACATAGCACCACGTCCTGCAGTGTAAAGGCAAGCCTTGTCGCATTGTGCAACCTTAGCCATTGAACAAGTGTTCCACTTGGTGGTGGTGGCTGGTGCAAGGTAGAGAATTCCTGTCAGAAACCCTAAGGTTTCTCCCTTGACAGTTTTGGCATCTGATGACACCGAAAGCAAAGCTTTAGATTTGAACATGATGTGTTTCCTTTCAGGAAGTGAGTCGGTGACTCGTTGAAATGAGGTTGCACTGTAACACGGCTTTTTTGCCATGTCACTAGGGGTTTACCCTTGGTTGTTTGCTGAATCAACAAACACTGCACAGAAACCACAGAGAGCAACCAATCCAAGGATTGGGTCAATGCCACCAGCGGCAATTGCAAAGCAAGTAGCGAAAATGGCAGTGAACGAAGCGATTTGCATTTTCATTTTGTTTCCTTTGTGTCTTTCATTTAACTAAGAAGAAAAAGTATTTCCTCTTTTCATACTAAAAAGAGGATACTTTTTCTGTTAAATGAAAGACACAGGTTCGCACATCACACACGCAGATCTTAAGACTTTCAAGCTTTTTAAGATGCCAACAGAGTTGTCATATAAAAAGCGATTATGAAAGTCTTAAGTGATATAGGGCTTTGGAACTACTGGATGGATTGACAGCTGATGAAACGAAAAGTGTTACAATGCTGAGTTGTTGAGAATCGTTCTCATTTGCTTAATTTGCTACTCTGTAGCATAGTGTCGGTAGTTGTTGGGAAGTGTTAACGGTTTCATATTCTACCTAAAGGTAGTGGCTGATTGGTCAGGCTTTGAAGCGATAGGTTATATCTATGAGATATACCACCTCGATAGTAATCACCCCGTACTGTATAAATCCACAGTTCAACAGCCATATCTTTAGATAAGCCTGATTCTCAATCAGTTTTCTAATCGCTCTAAGTCCTTGATTCCAAAGGAATTTCCACACACACGGTTTAATCACTTGCGCATTATGTCATCACTTGCGTCATTATCCGCATCATCATGCGCATCCTCGCCCCAGCGCACGTCATGCACGGGGGTGCGTGGGCCACCCGGGGGTAGGGCGCTATTTGTATATAGCCTCATCCTAAAATCTGGTATTTTAAGCTGTTAACCACTTTAGCGTTTTGTGGTTTACAAAGCCTCTGTCTCATTTAAAAGCCCTACAACGAGCTACATATACCTTAGGCCACACACCCCTTAACCAATTGAGAAGTCGTCTATAATGCACCTTATAATCAATCCTAGAAGGTATGGTATGATGTACGCAGATCGACACAGAGTACACAACCTATGCATATCGTTTGTTATCCAACAACTAAACCTAAAGGTTACATATGAAAAAAGATTGTAGAAAGTTCTTGACAAGCTGTTCGGAAGTGTGTAATACTCCATCCTATGGGGGGTAGGGGGGCTATGAAGTCTTCATAGTTTCTATAGGGTTCTATAGCATTCTATAGAACTCTTAAGAATCTTCTTATTACTATTCATAGATACTTTATAGAAACCCTATAGCACTCTAAACTATCTATAAATCTATAAAGTCTATAGCACTACAGATCTATATAGCCCCATTTCGACACTGACAGATGGAACACTCATTGGTTGTTGATCAGAAAGAAAACATGAAGAAGAACATAAGTTTGTTGTCTACAAGAGAACAACTAGAAGCTAAAGGATTGGTTGATACGAAGCCATATTCTGTTGTCTCTGAAATCTATATAGCTATGAACAGAGGTGTGTTAGACAATGTTCACATCCCTCATTCAGATGTTTATTTTGTTAGAGCAGCATTGGAAAAGCGTACAGGATATTTGTTTCCGTTAGACCGAGTAGAAGCTGCTATGAAGGCTGAAGGTTGGAAAGATAGAAAAGGTACAAATCGCTATGCCAGTTAAACGTGGACAAGAAGAGTTTGTTGGATATAACAAACCCAAAGCAACCCCTAAGCATCCAACAAAGAGTCATGTTGTGTTGGCTAAAGAGGGTGATGTGGTAAAACTAATTAGGTTTGGACAGCAGGGTGTCAAAGGCGCTGGAGCCAATCCAACAACAGATGCAGAGAAGGCTCGTAAGAAGAGCTTTGAAGCTAGGCATGCAAAGAACATTGCAAAAGGTAAGTTGTCAGCTGCTTATTGGGCCGATAAAACAAAGTGGTGAGCAAGGCAAAATGGTGATATAACTAGGGTATGAAAATTACACTAGGTTCCGATAATAGATGGTACAAGCCTTGCCCTTCTTGCAATAAAATGCAAAGTTATCTGCGTAAAAACTATGCGGAAGAATCGCTTAGACTTGGTAAACTTTGTAAAGCCTGTTCCAATTCAACTGTTGATAACTCACACAGGGGATGGCATAGAGGCATCAGAGTCTCTTGGTTTAATAAGTTTAAGAACGGGGCTGAGCTAAGGAAGATAGATTGGACGCTGACGCTAGATGACGTTGCGGATCTATATGAAAAGCAAAATCGTAAATGTGCATTAACAGATGATGACATTGCTTTTCCAGAAATAGGTCATCCTCAAAAAGCAAATGCATCTATTGACAGAATTGATAGTTCAAAAGGTTATTGCTGTGGTAATGTACAACTTGTTACACGGCATGTAAATATGATGAAACAATCATATGATCAAGAGTATTTTATAAGCGTCTGCCTTGCAGTTGCTCGTAAATTTGATAAAGTAAAAAGGAAAAACTAAAATGGCTACATTGACAGACGCACAGAAGATTGAAAAATACAGAGCACAAGCAAACGACAAATCTATCCCTCAAAACATCCGTAATGAGATGTTGGACAAGGCTAATGAGCTGGAATACAAAGCTTATGAAGGTCAGAAGAAGATGGCTAAGGGCGGTGCTGTTTCTAAGGCTCCAGCTAAGAAGGCCATCAGCGAGTATGGTGGTAAAGAGAAGTATGCTTCTAAGGCAGCTATGGCTAAGCATGAAAAAGGCGAAGGCAAGGCTATGGAGAAAAAAGAGAAGATGATGTCTAAGGGTAAGCCAGCAGGTGTTGCCATCATCATCACCCCAGCTAAGAAGCTTGCTAAAGGAGGTGCTGTTAAAGCACCAATGGCTAAGAAGAAGTGCTAAGCCATGAAAGCTCCCACTAAATTGTCAGACGCAGAAGCTATGCAGTATTTGGCATCAAAAGCTAAAGACAAAAGCTTGTCTATGGCTGAGCGTAGCAAGTATGAACGTGAGATGTCTAGGTATGCCAAAGGTGGCGATGTTGTCGCTAAAGCTAAGCTCACGCCTAAGCAGACTAAGAAGGTCGGTAAAGTTATGGGTGAGTTTAAAGACAAGAGCCTTCACAGTGGTAAAGGTGGTAAGGTTGTTAAAGATCCTAAGCAAGCTATTGCTATTGCTTTGTCTGTTGCTAGCCGAGCCAAGAAGAAGTAATGGCAGATTCTAAATCTAAGACATACAACGTATCATGCACTGTGAGAGATCAGGAATATACGCTGTATACTTGCCCTCAGAACTGCAGGTCATATATGAATTTGTTGTATGTAGCAAATGCTTCAAATACAACTCCTTCCATAACTGTTGAGTGGGAAAGAGCTGATGGTTCTCATATGCATATCATTGGTGATAAGAATATGACTGCTTCAGAATTTATTCAATGGTCAAATGGCTACATTGTGTTAGAAGCAGGTGATGCTATAAAGGTCACTGCCGGTACTCATGCTAGTCCACACATTGATGTGTTGTGTACTGTAGAAGAGTTCTTCCTATCTAACAGATCAAAATAATTAGAAAGAAATATATGGCTAAAGAACTAACAGAACAACACAAGAAGTTTCTTGATGTACTATTCCACGAAGCTAAGGGCAACATTGCCAAAGCTAAAGTGATGGCTGGCTTTTCAGAGAATTACAAAACTTCTCAGCTAACCAACTATCTGAAAGAAGAAATCATTGAAGCTACACAGCTCTACATCGCTATGAACGCACCCACTGCAGCCATTGCTATGGTTAGTGGTATACTTGACCCCACTGAGCTGGGTATTAAAGAAAAGATGAATGCTGCTAAAGATTTGTTGGACAGAGCTGGTCTGGTTAAGACTGACAAGGTTCAAGTTGAAAGCACAAACGGTGTGATGATTTTGCCAGCGAAGGATCGATCAGAGGACTAAGATATGACCAGAGAACTTGGAGCGTGGATATTGCCACAAGCTCCTAAGACAAAAGAATATGTAGCCATTCCAAAGTTTGGCAGAACAATTCCCTTTGGTTATAAGCAAGATGAAGAGGACGAGGGAATGCTTCTTCCCATCCCTTCAGAGCTAGAAGCACTTGCTAAAGCTAAGAAGCACTTGAAGCAATATTCATTGCGTGAGGTTGCAGCTTGGTTGTCTAAACTAACTGGTAGAAACATATCACATGTTGGTCTGAGTAAACGAATCAAAGATGAGCAATCCTACAAAAGACGAACTTCAACTTATCGCAACCTTACCAAGCGGTACAAAAAAGCCCTTGAAAAAGCGGAAGCCTACGAAAAAAGAGTCGGCTCCGAAACCTGCGATAGTTATTTCGAGTCAGACGAGTACGCCAGAATCAGAGACACCTTCCCTCCCGCCGTCAATTAAAGAAGAGCCTCCAGTTGAATCTCAGAACATCATCTTCAAGCCCAACCCCGGCCCTCAGACATTCTTCTTGGCAGCTGGTGAAAGGGAAGTGTTATACGGTGGTGCAGCAGGTGGCGGCAAGAGCTATGCTATGTTGGCTGATCCTTTACGTTTTATGGGTCATCCCCAGTTTTCAGGGCTTCTCCTTCGTCACACAACCGAAGAACTGCGAGAACTAATCTGGAAAAGCCAAGAGATGTATCCGAAGATTTATCCGGGCATCAAATGGTCAGAACGAAAGATGCAATGGATAGCACCTAGCGGTGCTCGTCTATGGATGTCCTACCTCGACAGAGATGAGGACGTGCTTCGTTACCAAGGTTTGGCTTTCAGTTGGATTGGTTTTGACGAATTGACACAGTGGCATACCCCGTTTGCGTACAACTATATGCGCTCACGTCTGCGTACTGCTGCTGCAGACCTCCCAATTTACATGAGATCTACCACCAACCCCGGTGGACCCGGTCATGCTTGGGTAAAGAAGATGTTTATTGACCCAGCTCCGGCTGGTAAAAGCTTCTGGGCAACCGACATTGAGACTGGTAAGCCTCTGACATACCCCAAAGGGCATAGCAGAGAGGGTGAATTTCTGTTCAAGCGCAAGTTTATTCCTGCGATGTTGACAGACAACCCCTATTTGGCTGACTCTGGTGACTACGAAACCATGTTGTTGTCTCTTCCAGAGCACCAACGTAAGCAATTGCTTGAAGGTAACTGGGATGTTGCAGAAGGCGCAGCCTTTCCTGAGTTCAATAGGTCCGTCCATGTGGTTGAACCGTTCGATATTCCCAATTCATGGGCCAAGTTTAGAGCTTGTGACTATGGATATGGTAGCTTCTCAGCTGTTATTTGGTTTGCTGTCACTCCAAGTGATCAACTCATCATCTATCGTGAGCTGTATGTGTCTAAAGTGCTGGCAAAAGACCTAGCACACATGGTGTTAGAGGCTGAACGCAACGATGGTGTCATCAGATATGGTGTGTTGGATAGCTCTTGTTGGGCTAAACGTGGTGACACTGGTCCATCCATTGCAGAAACGATGATTATGGAAGGTTGCCGATGGCGACCTGCTGATAGAAGTGCTGGAAGTAGGGTGGCAGGTAAGCAGCAGCTGCACAGACGCTTGCAAATTGACCCATTTACAGACATGCCTAAGATGGTTATAACAAGTAATTGTGTTAATACTATAGCGCAGCTACCAATTCTTCCATTGGACAAGAAGAATCCAGAAGACATTGATACAAAGTCTGTTGATCACATCTATGATGCCATCAGATATGGAATTATGAGTAGGCCGAGAAGCAGTTTGTTTGATTACAACCCTCTCACTACGTCACATGCTGGAATGCGTACAGCAGATCCAACATTCGGTTATTAAAGGAATATTATGGCGACTAAGCAATCATTTATGGACGACAAGAACTTGTCATTGGACGACAGCAAGAGTAAAGACGAGGACTTGTTCAAGGGCAATGGGCTAATTCAGTTTATTAACGAGCGATACAGCCGTGCTGAAGAGAGCCGCCGTGCTGATGAGACTCGTTGGCTACGTGCCTACAGAAACTACCGTGGCATCTACGGTCCTGACGTGCAATTTACAGAGACTGAGAAGTCTCGTGTGTTCATTAAGGTGACAAAGACTAAGGTGCTTGCAGCATACGGTCAGATCACTGACGTGTTGTTCTCCAATAACAAGTTTCCTCTGAGCATTGACCCATCTGTACTGCCCGATGGCATTGTCGAAGCTGTTAGCTCTGACTCAAAGGGTGTAGAACCCACTGCCAAACCTAAGAATGAAATTCCATACGGTGAAGGTGCTGTCATTCCTGAAGGCTTTGACCTAGATAAGCTGGAAGAGATGCTGGGTGCTATGCAGCAAGACCTGAAAGACATGCCCAACCTCAAAGAAGGTGAAGGCGCTACACCAAGCTCTGTCACTTTCTACCCGGCTATGGTGGCTGCTAAGAAGATGGAGAAGAAAATCCACGATCAGCTGGAAGAGACAGGTGCAACTAAGCATCTCCGCTCCACTGCCTTCGAAATGGCCCTGTTTGGTACAGGTGTTATGAAGGGTCCGTTCGCAACCAACAAGGAATATCCAAATTGGAAAGACGATGGTACATATGACCCATTGATTAAGACTGTGCCTGATGCATCGTCTGTGTCATTGTGGAACTTCTACTGGGATCCTGACGCAAACAACACCGAAGAGTGTCAATACGTCATTGAGCGTCACAAGCTCAACCGCACACAACTGAGAGCTTTGAAGAAGCGTCCGTTCTTCCGTAGCAACGTCATCGATCAAGTGGTCGAACAAGGCGAAGGCTACGTTAAGAAGTATTGGGAAGATGACTTGAAAGACTACGCACCCAACTTCGGTGTGGAACGCTTTGAAGTGTTGGAATATTGGGGCAACGTAGATGTTGAAATGTTGCAAGACAACGACATCATCATTCCTAAAGAGTTTGAGGACGCTGGTGAACTTCAGGCCAACATTTGGTTCTGTAACGGCATGATTATTCGCCTCGTCCTCAATCCGTTTAAGCCAGCAAAGATTCCGTATTATGCTGTCCCATATGAACTGAATCCCTACTCACTTGCAGGTGTTGGTGTCGCCGAAAATATGGACGACACTCAAACCCTGATGAATGGTTTCATGCGTATGGCGGTGGACAATGCGGTTCTTTCTGGCAACCTCGTCTTTGAAGTTGATGAAACCAACCTCACACCCGGTCAAGACATGTCTGTCTATCCCGGCAAAGTGTTCCGCAGACAAGGTGGAGCGCCCGGTCAAGCTTTGTTTGGTACACAGTTTCCTAACGTGGCACAGCAAAACTTGCAGCTGTTTGACAAAGCTCGTCAACTGGCTGATGAGTCTACTGGCTTGGCTTCTTTCGCACATGGTCAAACTGGCGTGTCTGGTGTTGGTCGTACTGCATCTGGTATTAGCATGCTCATGAACGCTGCTAGCGGCTCTGCTAAAACTGTGATTAAGAACGTTGATGACTACTTGCTCGGTCCATTGGGCAAAGCCTTCTTCAACTTTAACATGCAGTTTGACTTTGACCCAGAGATCAGAGGCGACTTGGAAGTTAATGCTCGTGGTACAGAAAGCTTGATGGCTAACGAAGTGAGAAGCCAACGTTTGATGCAATTCTTGCAGATCGTTGCCAACCCTGCGCTGATGCCTTTTGCTAAAATGCCATACATTGTTAGAGAAATTGCAAAGAGTATGGATCTCGATCCAGACAAAGTGACTAACAATATGGATGAAGCAATGCGTCAAGCATTGTTGCTACAGAAACAACAAGCCCCTGCAGAGGGTGCTGCTCCCCAAGGAGTTACTGGACCACCCGGCGTTGCAGATATGAGCGGCGGTGGTGGTGGAAACATTGGTGTTGGTGCAGCCCCTGTACCGGGCGAACAAGGATTTAGTGGTAATGAACAACAACAAGCCGTTCCTCCCCAAGCTTAAACCGCTTACTGGTAATCAACTTCAATGGCAAGCATTCTGCGACATGATTGACTATGCCATTGAAATGGAACAACGTAAGCTTGAACAAGCCAGTGACCTGAAGGAAATCTTTCAGGCTCAAGGCGCAGTGATAAAGCTGCGTCAGTTAAAGAAACTAAAGGACGAAGTCGATGCAAGTAAATAACGTATTAGCCGAAGGTGGTGTGATGCAAGAGGGTGGCACTAAAGACCCAGTCAGCGGTAACGCTGTTCCTCCCGGTGCTATGCAAGAAGAAGTCAGAGATGACATTGATGCTAAGCTCAGCGAGGGTGAGTTTGTGTTCCCAGCAGACGTAGTGAGATACTTCGGTCTGCAAAAACTTATGGCTCTACGAGATGAAGCAAAGATTGGTCTGCAGAAAATGGCAGAGATTGGTCAGATGGGTAATGCAGAAGAGGTTGAAAATCCAGAAGCTCTGCATGGATCTGCTGCACCTGCTGCTGCTAGTCCTGCTCCTGCAGCAAACGATTTCGGAGCTGAAGTTGACATGGCTCTAGCAGAGACTGGGCAGACTGAGCAAGCCTTTGCCGTTGGTGGTGTTGCTTCCCCCGCAAAAGCTGAAGCCTATGTCAATGATGCTGGTCAGAAAATCTACGTTCCTCAAGTGAATGGTAACCCAGTGATTGATATTCCAATGGGCTTTACTAAAGAGCAAACTGTTGCTCAAACTATGCAAACTCCTGTAGATGTACAACAACCTGTACAAACTATGGCTAAAGGTGGCTTGGCTCGTAAGCGCAAACCTAAAGCTAAATAATCATATATAATTAGAATACCAAAACCAGTGACGGGCTGGTTGGTACTTAATAACACCCGTCATCATTGGCTACCTCTCTCCCTGTATTGACAGCAACAGATAGCCCCAACTTAAATAGGTAAATATGACTGAAGTAGTTCTTGAACAGAAATCTCAGGTGGCAGCAGTGTCTTCGTTTGGTAAGCGTAATGCTAATACAGAACGTATCGAACATGAAGAAGCTGAGTTGAAGAAGCTCATTGAGCAAAACAATACACCCGAAGATAAGAAGATTGATGATGCTGACGATAGCAACTTGAGTGCCGAAGAGAAGACATTCAAAAAGCGTTATGGTGACTTACGCCGCCATTCACAGCAACAACAAACTCAACTGCAAGCTCAGATCGATGAGCTACGCAACCAACTGACGCAAAGCACAGAGAAGCAAATCAAGCTTCCAAAGAGTGAAGATGAGCTAAATGCATGGGCTGCTCAGTACCCTGACGTGGCTAAGATTGTTGAAACCATTGCACTGAAGAAGATCCGTGAAGAGAACCAAGAGTTCAAAGATCGTATGAAAACTTTGGATGAGCGTGAAATGCAAACTGCTCGTGACAAGGCTGAGGCTGAATTGTTGAAGATGCACCCAGACTTTGACAAGATTCGAGACACCGATGCCTTCCACGATTGGGTTGAAGAGCAACCTAAGTGGGTGCAAAATGCGTTGTATGAAAACGACACAGATGCTAAAGCTGCAGCTCGTGCCATTGACCTGTACAAGTCTGACATGGGTAAGAGTAACAAACCTGTTACCACCTATGATCGTGATGTTGCACAGTCTGTTGGTACTCGCCGTGGTGCTTCATCCCCTGCGAATGCCAATGAAGTTGGTGTAATCTACGAAAGTGCTGTCAATAAAATGACCTCACAACAGTACGAAAAGAACCAAGATGCCATTCAGAAAGCTATTCAGTCTGGTAAATTTGTTTACGATTTGAGCGGAAGTGCTCGATAATTGTTGACAAGCTCTAAAAAAGTGTTATAACTTTCTACAGGATTGAGGTTTCTCAGTCCTGTTTTTACATGAGGACGCTTCGCAAAGCTTACTCCTCGTTTACTAAACTGTCACGCAAAACAAGTTAACGACTGAACAACCTGTTAATTTGTTAGCCTACATCGTAAATGGCGGCGGTCATTTCCAATGTACACCTAACAATGTCAGCCTCTGTTGTATTGTGAGCGTATTTAATTATATGCCCCATCAATATCTTAGGAGGATACATCATGGCATTTCCATCAGCATCAGGCCACGGCAATCTGCCCAATGGCAATTTTAGTCCCGTAATCTATTCGAAGCAAGTACAACTTGCCTTCCGTAAAGCTTCTACTATCGAAGCTATCACCAACAACGACTATTTCGGCGAAATCGCTCAAATGGGCGACAGCGTGAAAATCATCAAAGAGCCAGAAGTTAGCGTTCAATCGTATGCTCGTGGTACACAAATCACAGCACAAGACTTGAATGACGAAGACTTCACTTTGGTCGTTGACCAAGCTAACTACTACGCTTTCAAAATTGACGACATCGAAGCCGCTCACTCTCATGTGAACTTCATGACTATGGCATCTGACCGTGCAGCTTATCGCTTGCGTGACCAGTATGACCAAGACGTGTTGGGTTACTTGACTGGCTTCTCTCAGTCTGCCAAGCATGTCAACGCTGACACAGCTCGCACTAGCGCCTCTGGCACTAAGGCTGTTGCTGCTGCTGGCTCTGACGAATTGCTGTCTAGCATGAAGTTGAAAAAGGGTAGCTTCGGTAACATCACCACTTCTTCTGCTGGTGACCACTCCATCCCATTGGCCCCACGTTTGCCCGGCGCTACCACTATGCCTACCGATGTCGCATCTCCATTGATGGTGATCGCTCGTATGGGCCGTCTGTTGGATCAACAATTCGTTGACACCCAAGGTCGTTGGTTGGTCGTTGACCCAGTGTTCTTGGAACTCTTGAAAGACGAAGACAGCCGTTTGTTGAACGGTGACTTTGGTGGTTCAGGCTTGCAAAACGGTTTGGTGTTGAACAACCTCCACGGTTTCCGTGTGTATGTGTCTAACAACCTGCCTAAGATTGGCACTGGCCCCGGTACTTCGGGTACTGCTAACCAGAACAGCAACTTCGGCGTGATCGTTGGTGGTCAAGATTCTGCTGTGGCAACTGCTCAGCAAATCACTAAGACTGAAAGCTATCGTGACCCTGACAGCTTCGCTGACATCGTCCGTGGTATGCACTTGTATGGTCGCAAGATCCTTCGTCCAGAAGCTCTGGTGACTGCCAAGTACAACGCAGCCTAATTGAACTGGGGGAGCTTAAAACGCTCTCCCTTTTCTGCACTTTAAAAAGGAAATATTAAATGTCTACTGTTACTACTCTGGCTGCTGGCAAAACTGCTGGTCGCACTGTTGGTTCCGTCCCTTACTTGGTTGACGTGAACATCGACTTCGCTGCTGCTGCAACTGCTAAAGGTACTGCCTTGGCTGCTGCTGACATCATCGAATGTATCAACGTCCCTGCTAACACCCTCATCTTGAATGCTGGTATCGAAGTCATCACCGTTTTGGGTGGCGAATCTTCAGACACCACTTTCGACTTGGGCGTGACCGGCGTTGAAGCCGATAACTTCATCGATGGCTTTGATGCTGACGCTGCCACTGCTGGCGCTTATGCACAAAACGCTGCTGCCTACCAACCATTGGTGAACGCAACTGCTGACACTATCGACTTGCTCATCGCAACTGCTACCACTGCACCTACCTCTGGTGTTGTGCGTGTGTGGGCTGTGTTGATGGACATCGATGGTCGCATCGGTGCTGCCTCTGTTGACCGTGAACAATTGGCTTAATAGCTAATTAAATCAAAGGGGTGGCTTCATAATTGAGGCTACCCCTTTCTTGTTTGTATGCTCTATTAGAGAGCGTTTTTATACAACTTAAGAGGATTCTCTAATGGCTATTACTTCTGCACTTTGCACAAGCTTTAAAAAAGAATTGTTGGAGCGTAAGCACGACTTCAACGCAACTAGCGGTCACACTTTCAAGATTGCTCTGTACACATCATCGGCTTCGTTAGACGCTGCTACCACTGACTATTCGACCTCTAACGAGGTTACTGGCACAGGCTATACAGCTGGTGGAACCACACTGACAAACATTGATCCCGCATCTAGCGGCACTACTGCATTCATTGACTTCGCTGATGCCACATGGCCTAGCGCAACAATCACTGCAGCTGGTGCTCTCATCTATAACACAACGACTGACGGTGGCTCTAGCACAACTAATGCCGTAGCCGTGATCTCTTTTGGTGGTGACAAAACCTCTACCAACGGTGACTTCGTTGTTCAATTCCCAGCAGCTGACGCAAGCAACGCTATTGTTCGCCTCGCCTAAGGAGGCGTAGATGGCTACGACTACCCATACTGGAGCCGTATATGGCATTGGACATTATGGTGCTGTGCGCTATGGTGTTAGCAATGTTACCTACGTTCCAGACGGTGTTCAAGGCGTAGGCACAAGCGATAGCGGAGTTGTCATTAGTGGCGACTCCAATCACGTTGTCGTTAGCTTAGTATCCCCTGCCATTGTTGGCAGCGTTGGAGTTGTTGGTGTAGCTGTCACAAGCATGGTCGGTGTGTTTAGCACAGGCTATGTAGGCTCTCCAACATTCAGTTTAGGCTGTAGGTTCCCAATCAGCGGCGTTAGCTTCACAGGCTATGTAGGTACTCCCACACTCGTTGCAGCAGCTGTAACACCCCTTACAGGCGTTTCTAGCACCTCTTCAGTTGGAGACACTACTGAGATAGCTGCCGCCGTCACCCTCGTAGATGGAGTTGAATCTTCTACAGCAATCGGCACAGTTGATGTAAGGTCAATTAACCGAATCCCAGTAGACGGTCTTGAATCTTCAGCTTCTGTGGGTGATGTAACAGTTGTCGCAAACGCTAACATAACTAGCGTTAGTGTGCAATCTAATGTTACATTAGGTGATGTTGTCGTAATTGCCACTAGCTTATACGCCATATCTGGTGTTTACGCAACAGGATATGTAGGCGACATTAGCATCTTCGAGAATGCTAGACCAACATTTGATGGTGTTTCTGCTATAACAAGCATTGGCACTGTCACTGTTACTGCTGATGTATTCGATTATAATGCGGTAGCACACTTATATAGTAGAACTCGCACAGTTTATGTCGAGCGAAAGTCTACAAATAAAGAACGTACTGTGATGGTGAGTGCTGAAGATCGCACAGTGTATGTTGAGAATAGACCTACGACATCGACACGTACAGCTAATGTGTCGATTATGCCTCGTAAAACGTACATGTATAGAAAGACTACCTCAGCTGATAGAAGCGTGAGAGTTGCATAAGGAAAACTATGTCATTTAGATGGCCTAATAAAGATCAGAATGAAGTGCTTGACTACAGCGTTGATTGGTCACGCTGGTTAAACGGTGCAACCATTTCTTCAGTGACTTGGTATGTTGATGATTCAACAGGTACTAAGACCGCCCTTACATCTGGTAACACTGTCAACGGTATTCAGAACGTTTCTCAAAGCGTTAGCGGTGGCGTATCCACAATCAATCTTGGTCTTGGCACTAACAACACTGAATACAAATTCTATTGCTCTATGTCAGACAATACAGGTAGTACAGCTGAGCGAGTTATTAGACTGCGCATCAAGGAACAATAATGGCATACAACTATATCGGTCTTGTTAATGAAGTGAACAGACGACTCAACGAAGTTGAACTCACATCTAGCACCTTCCCAACAGCTACAGGCTTCTATGCCCACAATAAAGATGCTGTCAACTCTGCCATCCGTGACATCAATCACACGCATTACGAATGGCCTTTCAACCATGTGTTGGCTGAAGAAACATTAACTGCTGGTGTTACTCGCTATGCATTCCCTAGCGATGCCAATACCATCGACTTTGACACCTTCCGTATCAAGGAGAACTCAACCTTTGGTAATAACACTGTCAATCTATCTGTGCTTTCTTATGATGATTATTTGAAGAACAACATCGATCAAGAATATTCAACAGACACATCAAAACGTGCCATACCTTCCGCAGTCTTCCAAGCCCCTAGTTTGGAATTTGGTATTGTGCCAGCACCAGATCAAGCATACACAGTGTTCTACGAATACTACCGCATCCCTGTAGATCTTGAGAACTATGGTGATGTACCAGATATTCCAGAACGCTTTAGACATGTGATTGTCGATGGTGCAATGCACTATGCATATATGTTTAGAGGCAATGAACAATCTGCTTCTATTGCTAAGGCTAAGTTTGATGAAGGCATTAAGCGTATGCGCACAATGTTGGTCAACCGATATACATATATGCGATCAGGAATGCTGCAGCCTTCTAGAGCTTCCAACTTTGGAGACAGGGTTAACTAATGGCTGACGCATGGCAAACCTATCCCTTTCAGTTTAGCGGTGGTTTAGTTACCAACTTGTCACCGTTACAGCAGGGCTTGCAAGCTCCCGGTAGCGCACGTCTGCTTAAGAACTTTGAACCGTCTGTTGATGGTGGATATAAGCGCATCGAAGGCTTTGCTAAATATTCAAGCTCTTTTGTTCCTGCTTATGGATCTCCACTTGTTCATGGTAGTGCTCAAACTGGTACTACCCTAGTCATTGCTAACATCTACACAACTCCTGTTGCTGGTGGAATACTCACCATTGCAGGTGTTACAGGCACATACACAATTGCTACAGGTGGTGTAAGCTACGACTCTACAAACAAAAGAGCCACTCTTACACTGACAACATCGATGGCTTCTAGTCCTGCTGATCAGGCTGCTATCACTTTCACAAGCCATGCTGGTGTTGTCAAAGGTGTTGCCGTATGGGAAGACTCTGTGCTTGCATATCGCAATAATGATATATATGAAGGCACTGGTACTAGCTGGTCTAAGATTAATGTACCCTCATATGGCACTGTGCTAGTTAAAGGTGCAGGTCAATCTGGTAGTACCTTGACTATTGACGGCCTTACTGACACGCCAAAGAATGGTGACACATTCACTATTGCTGGAGTTGAGAAGATCTATACAGTTACAGCAGATGCCACTGTTTCATCAGGTGAAGCCACTGTTGCTATTAATCCAGCCTTGGCATCAACACCTGCAGATAATGCTGCCATCACTTGGAAATCTACGAGCTATAGCAGCGGTGTCAAACTGCGTACAGCTAAGTATCGTATCAGCACTACAGAGAAAATTATTGGCGTTAATGGAACAGGCTATCCGTTCATTTGGGATCAGAATACATTTAGCTTTGTAGACAGTTCTACAGACTTACTTGGTGCGCAGTTTGTTGTATTCCACAAGAATCAAATGTTCTTTGCTAAAGGCGATCAGCTCATCTTTACAGCACCCTATACCGACACAGACTTAACTCCTGCCAACGGTGCGGGTGTCATTGGTGTTGGTGGTCAAATTACAGGGCTTGTTGTATTCCGTGAAATCCTTATTGTATTCACTGAGAAGACAATTAACCAGCTCACAGGTAATACCCTTGCTGACTTTACCTTGCTCCCCATCACACGTAACGTAGGCTGTGTAGCCACTGACACCATCCGAGAAATCGGTGGTGACATTATGTTCTTGGGTCCAGAAGGTTTGCGCTTGCTTAGTGCAACCGACAAGATTGGTGACTTGAACATTGGCGTTGTGTCTAAGCAGATTCAAGATGAGATGACTTCACTTATTCAGGCAAGCAGCAGCTTTGCCAGTGTAGTGATTAAACAGAAGTCTCAATATCGTCTGCTTGGTTATAACGCTTCAGTGACTCATGCTAATGCTAAAGGTGTTATTGGTACACAGATGACTGGTGACAATACCTCTACCATTTCATGGGCTGAGACAATTGGCATTAAAGCTTACGTAGCTGATGGTGATTATAAAGATCAAACAGAAACCATTGTTTTTGCCAATGATGATGGCTATGTTTATAAGATGGAAAGTGGTAACAGCTTTGATGGATCAAATATCTTAGCCTCTTTTGCCACCCCATATGTACCAATTAATGATCCAAGAGTTCGTAAGACTTTCTACAAGATGTTCTTGTACACAGACCCTCAGGGCAGTGTAACAACATCGGTCAACTTGAAATACGATTTTGACGACTTTGGTAGCATTCAGCCAGCAACAATTACGTTGTCGAATAATGCAGGATCTGTAGGTTTTTATGGTAGCAATAGTGCTACTTATGGTACAACTGTGTACGGCACTAAGCTTAAGAAACTATTCCAAACACAGGTGATTGGCTCAGGTTTTACTGTTTCGTTACAGTTTGTTTCAGATAGTCAAGACCCACCGTTTTCGTTGGATGCTGCGACATTAGAGTATTCAACACACGATAGAAGATAAGGAAATATTATGACGGGTTACGTTAGAGTAGATACAGGTAACAACATTGCAGACGGTAACGTTATCAACGCTGCCGATTTGGATAATGAATTTGATGGTGTACAAGCTGCGTTCAACAGTTCTACAGGTCATACACATGACGGTACATCTGGTGAAGGTGCTCCCATCACTACGATTGGTCCAGTACAAGATGTTGTTGTAAGCATCTCTGCTATGTATCCAAAGACTACAAACACTGTGGACTTGGGTACAGGCTCTTTGAAATATAAAGACTTGTACATTGCTGGTACAGCAACTCTGCCAATCATTTCGTCTACGACTATTGGTGCAACCACAGGTAACATCACCACAGTGAACGCCACCACTGTTGACACTACCAACATTGAAGTGACGAACATCAAGGCTAAAGATGGCACTGCTGCTGGCTCTATCGCAGACAGCACAGGTGTTGTCACCTTGGCAAGTGCTGTATTAACTACAGCAGATATTAACGGTGGCACTTTAGACAGCGTCACCATTGGCGGTGGTACAGCTGCTGCTGCTACATTCACCACTGTTGTTGGCACAGATGCTACAGATTCCACCTCCACTACCACTGGTGCATTTAAAACTGCAGGTGGCTTAGGTGTTGCTAAAGCTCTTTGGGTTGGTGGTTTAGTTAATATTACTGGTGTAGCCACTCTTGCTGCCAATCCAGTTTTATCTGGCGGCACAGCCAACGGCGTAGCGTATCTCAACGGCTCTAAAGTCCTGACCACTGGTTCTGCTTTGGTGTTTGATGGTACTAACTTGGGTATTGGTACAAGTTCGCCCACGCAGAAATTAACGATTGCTGATGGCAATATTCTTTTGACATCTTCTAGTTCAACAGACCAGTTTGTTGATATTGGTACATCTGCAACAAATTCTTACAGCTACGTTAAGGGCGCTGGAAAGAACGCTTCTGCAACAACTAGAGGTTGGCGTGTTGGTTATAGTCCAACCACTGACACACTAAATATTGTGGCGGCAACAAGCATTGATGCCACTACTGGATTGCGTATTGATTACAGCGGTAACGTAGGCTTGGGAGTTACTCCTAGTGCTTGGGGTTCAGCTCGTCAGGCAATTCAGATTAAGTATGGATTAACACTTGCTGGCTCGACAGGCAGCTACACATTTGCAGAGCTTGGAGCAAACTACTATACAAACTCAAGTACTGTTGATACATATTTAACATCAAACCCCGCATCTAAGTATCGTCAACTTAGTGGCGAACACTCTTGGTACACAGCAGCCTCAGGCACAGCAGGTAACGCAATCACCTTCACCCAAGCAATGACGCTTGATGCTAGTGGGAATTTGGGTGTTGGTGCTACATCGCCAGCCACCTATGGCCGTTTTGTTGTTTCACATACAGGCACATTGGCCGCCGCTGCGGTGATTGGTGACACAACTACCGTTGCTAGTGGCACGGGTCTTTACCTTCGGTCAACCACTGAAGGGCGGTTCTCCGTTGGCTCTGGCGCTGCAATGACGTTCTACAACAACGGTTCGAACGGCGTAGAACGTATGCGCTTAGACGCATCAGGCAACCTAGGCTTGGGTGTTACTCCTAGTGCTTGGAGTGGATTTAGTTCTGTGCTTCAGCAGCGGGGTGGGGGCCACGTTGTTGCAGACACAGGAGCGTTTATGCAAGTTGGCGCAAATAACTATTACAACGGCACAAATTGGATTTACACAACAACAGCTCCTGCATCTAGATTTGTTCAAAACAACGGTTTATTCCAGTGGTACAACGCAGCCTCAGGCACAGCAGGTAACGCAATCACCTTCACCCAAGCAATGACG